GAACTCCTCTAACTTTGTTTAATGCTGCTTCAACTTCAACAAGTTTATCATGATCATCACCTGTTGAAACTGTTGCGGCTGGAGTTGCTCTTTCGTCGCATTTTGCAGAGATTTCTTTAACTGCTGCTTCAAGTGCTTGAAGTCTAGCCTCTACCTCAACATCATACTTTGACATTGCTGCACCACTAGAAGACTTTGCTGCTTTTCCTTTAATTGCCATTTTTCAAATAAGTGTGCTTTTGCTATTTAGTTAAACTTCCTGTAAGCAGGAATGCCCGCAGGATCTAACCATTTTGTATATTCCAAATCCTCAATAGCAGTGGTGAGTTGCATACTATTGTCACAAAGATACATGTCTTTGTATCGCTTAGTATACTCATCATGCTTTTGGATTCTATAGTCAGGAGAACCATTCTCTAGAAGTCCTGACTCCACATAACGGTAAGGATACCGTTCCATAATTACTTTCATGATTTTTTTAATTCGGATTCAAGTTCTTCAACAATCAATTCGTAATCATCATCTGGATTACCATAAAATTCTACTCCTTGTCCTTTAAAATAACGATAAACTTTTCTGTATAGTTTAGGATTTGAATGATCTAAATCACACTCCCTCCGTACAGTTTGTTCTAACAGTGGTAAATGCTTATGGAATTTGTCTACAAGCGAACGTGTCATTTGTCTAAAGTTAACGTTGTTAGTTTAAGATAGGTATGCTGTCCTGTCAAGAGGAATCATACTCATTGTTATATGTCATCTTGTTAATGGTTCCTCATACTCTATTACAATCTTTTTGGTGTTTTTACCAGTGCTATCATAGCAATCATAAGATGTGAACTCACCATCTGCTATATCACCCATCATCTTCTTATCTAAACCTGCTAGATCAATACAGTTATTAATTGCTGCTTTAACTGACTCAACACCAGTAGGATAATGGGGTGTCCAGTCACCTATGTGATCAGTAGTCTTAGCACTCTGCAGTGCCTTGTCTATATCAATACTAAATTCATCACTCATTAATCAATTCCTCCAATAAGAATAAACTAACAACCTCTAATCCAGCATCCTCCAATGCATCATATGCTTCTTTCCCTTCCTGTCTGTCCACAATTGCTACCACTCTATCAACTATATATCCAGCATCACGCAACTTTTCTGCTGCCTTGATTGCCGAACCTCCTGTAGTGATAACATCCTCTAGTACAGTTACCTTAGAACCCTTAGGTGGTAATGGCCCCTCTATCCATGCTGCTGTACCATGTCCTTTAGGTTCTTTTCTTACTATCAAACCATTAACTGATGGTTTATCATCAGCAATAGAAGATGCCATAGCAACACCACTCACTAAAGGATCTGCTCCTAAGGTAAGTCCTCCTACTGCTACAGTATCATCCTCTAAACATTCAAGGATACACCAACTGATAAAGAGTAACGCATCAGACTGTAACGTTACTGGTTTACAATTTACATAGTGCTCACTCTTTTTACCAGAGGACAGCATGAAATCACCCTTACGATAAGATTTCTCTTTCAATAAGGCAATAAATTCTTCTCTTTCTTCAATCATTACTCAGTTAAGGTTCCAAGACGACGACGAATTACTCTGAGTTGCTCAAAGTCCTTCTGTTTTGTACCACCATCATACTCCCATGCGTACCCTTCGTCAATCATTAGTTCATTCAATGAAATAAGATCTTCGCCAATATAGAGCCAACCAAGAAGCCTACCATACTTCCCCATGCCACCCACAAGTTCTGTTCTAATAGAGAGTTCATCTTCACCTGCAATAGTATCCTCAAGTTTTTTCTTTAACCAATTAGTAGCATCTATTCCCAATGCCTTCTCTTCCAAGTCTCTTGTTCTTTTCTCTGGCGTATCAACTCCTGCAACTCTAACTCTTTCTTTCTTGTATAAGTCAAACCCAAGATCAATGGTGACATCAATAGTATCGCCGTCAAGAACACGGTTAATCTCTGTTACTCGAAAGTTGTAGCAGCTCTTCCTGCTCGGCGGTTTCATCGCTCCCATTGAAATATTCTGCAAGTGCATTATTTATATCAAATTCAGGATCCCGAATTGTCCGTTCCAACTCCCATTGCTTCATACTCTGTATCCAGGTATTAAGTATCTGAGAATTATCAGGCAACATACCTTCATAAGGTTGTTGTTTCTCCACCTCCCACGCTTTCGCTGGGCTCGTCATCAGTAATAAGGGGATTAGGATTCCAATCATCGTACTTAAATATCCAATATATTACGTATCCTACTGCGATGAGTAGGATTGCAAGCATAATATTTATGGACCATACTACATCACTCACCGCATTTAGGGCAAACTTCTTGTTTCTTCCTCTCATTTGCTTGTCCTGCTTTCTCTGCAGCATACAATGCAAATGCTTTGGTTGCTAAACCATTCATGGTTTCTTTAATTGCTTGAGTGTCTGTGTCATCACACTTATCAGTAGCAAAGCAACCAGCAATAGTAGAAGAAACTATTGCTAATTCAAATCCAACAACAACAAAAATAAGTCTGAATACCCATTTAAGTGATTGTGTCATTACTTATCTTTCCAACCTCCTGCTTTTAACCAGTTGTTATAGTGTGGGTTATCCCAACTATCACTGATTTCATAGGAAGGAATAACAACCTCTTGGATGTACCTCCTATTCTCTTCAACAAGTTTTACCTTGGCATCTATTTGAGCACCCCACCAAACTGCTGCACCTAATTGTGCTGCTAAGAATGTAAGTACAGGTATTGGAATGTTTTTCATAAAAGTATTGCTCCTATAATAAATCCTTTAGCAAATGAAATACAAGTTACTTGATAGTCTGTCAAGTTAAACTTATCTTGAAACTTACTAATCAGTTTCTTATCCCATTCAACTACTTTATCGAAATACTTCTTCATTGGTTTAAAAAATATATACAAGTATATTTACCCGTTTAAAAAATGTAACTAAAATGTTGTCATATGCTAACAAATATGCTATATAGTATGTGGTTAATGAGGTATCAATTATGATGATGTCCTACAATCAACTTGCAGGTTGGAATAGTCACCCAACAGAACAGTTTAATGAGGAAGACATTAGATTCAATGACTATTATGCATGTTTGATTGAATGCGATGATGATCAGTCCACGTGTAAACGGATCTGCAAAGAGGTCTTATTATGAATCAAAATTAAAAAATTAATCCCCTCACACGAGGGGATTTTTTTATGTCAAGAAACAGTGGACAGTTCTCTAAGTGCCACCATCTTTATAAAAAGTCCATCCATATTATAGAACAATTTATAATTCTCTGTTGTAACGTAATGTCCTCTTATATCATTACCATCACAGTGCCATCCATAAGACTCAACCTTTTCTTCTATACCATCAATCCTCATCTTCTTACTACCATCTAAGTAGGATAGGTATCGCTCGTCTAGGTTAATCATACTTCTATGGTGGTGTGTGTTGATACTATAACATAGTCTAGTATAATTATGTATATTCTTAATGTCCTCTTTAGATTATCTCACCTCAAAGTTAAGTTTTCTAACCTTTCTCTTCCTTCTCTGCTCTTGCCATTCCAAGTCTTGAGAAGTAAAAGAATCCTTTTTGTTTGCGGAATGTCCATGAGACACTATCATTACCTTTGACATATCACGAGCACTGATACTATCTCCTGTTACTGTTGTCATATTAGGACACCCACAAGCTCTTGTCTGATGGGAATGTCCCTCTATCTCTTTACCGCATGAACGGCATCTTACTTTTACCATTTTTCTAAGCTCCAAACCACCCTGCATTGGGTTCTTCTTTTCCTATCCATTTTTTTGCTATCTTTTTGATAGCATCCATTGCATCATCTAATTCTTTTGCCTCACCAGTTTCCTGCCTATCAGGTAAAAGATAAGGCCTACGATCTGTGACGCACCAACGCCACACTTTTAAGTCTGTACTATACCAGAGATGGATTCTCATTGGTTAATTTTTGAACGGATTGCCAATCTGCTTCAAATAATTCTAAACCTTTCTCAGTTAGAATGTGATTATACATCTTTTCAAAAACTCCTGTTGGCATAGTAACAATGTCAGCACCATATTCAAATGCTCTACCAACATCTCTAACATTTCTAACAGATGCTGCTAGAACCTCAGTTCTTACTACATGCTCTCGGAATACCTTAGCAATATCTTTGACTAAACATAGTCCACCAAAGGAATTGTCATCCACACGTCCAACAAATGGTGATACATATGCAGCACCTGCCTTAGCAGCAAGGATTGCTTGTACCTGAGAGAAGATAAGAGTTACATTTACCTTAATACCTGCCTGAGATAACTGTCTACATGCTAACAATCCATCAGGAGTACATGGTACTTTTATAGTTGTTACCTCACCAAAGATATCATATAAACGATGTGCTTCATTAACTGTCTCATCAACACTATCAGCAACTATTTCCATACTGATATCATTTACACCAATACCTTTAAGTTCTTGGTATACATCTTCAGGAAGTCTACCACTCTTACGAATAAGAGTTGGATTAGTTGTAACACCATCAATTAATCCAGAAGCAAAATGCTTTTGAATTGATGAGCAATCGGCAGTGTCTAAAAAAATCTTCATTGTTCAGGGTTAAAATAATCTTTCTTATAGTAACGTCCTAAGATGTTACTGTTGTAATATGCGGGTGAACCATCATCTAATGATTCAGTTAGAACTCCATTTAAAAAGAGTTCTTTTGTTTCGGCATAATTTACTTTGCCGAGGGTGGTGTGGAGGGACAAGATTTCTCGCTTGAACGAGGAGTTCCCAAGTAGTTTTCTATCTGCCTTAAGTTCATCAGAGCTTCCATAGTACTTCTTCCAGTCACTCTCAGACGTAACCCTTCTCTTACCACCT